CGTTCGGTCAGGACGGCACTCATGATTTACGCCTCGGCCAGGCCGGCTTCCGCCAGCAGATCAAGTTGATCCTCGTCCACCACTGTCGTGGGAGTTGCTTCACGCATCCAGTCCGGCAGCTCCTCACCGTCTGGGGCATCCTTGACACCGAATTCGCTGCGCAGTTGGCGTACCGCCAGCTCCATCTGGCCCAGCAGGCCAGCCATGAAATCGTCATGCGGCATGCCGTACTTTTCGGTGTGCTCGGTCAGGGCCTGGAAAGCGGCGCGCAGCTTGCCACGCACCACCGACTCAGCCTCAAAGGCAAACACACTGGCCTCCTTGCGGATTGCCTCGCCCTCCACATCCGGCGGCGGGGTTTTGACATGCGTTTTGCGCGTGGTGAGCTTGGCGGCCAGTTCGTCGATTTTGGTGTTCTTGTCGGCCAGCAGACGGGATTGCGCCTCGGCGTTGTCGCGGGCTTCACGCAGCTTGGTGCGCAGCTCCTTGACGCTCATGGTGGCAATGTCGTCCAGCTTCAGCTCACCGGTTTGGCCGGTCAGCTCCAGCTCTTCGACCTGTTCGTCGTCCAGGACCAGCATCTCGAACAGCTTGGTTTGATTGCCTGCAGCCTTCAAAAGCGGCGTTGACGCCGCATTTGAAAACTTGGCCGCAGATGCCATGAACTTCTGTGCCACTCGTACCTCAATGCCGAGCGCCTCTAGCCGAACAGTGAATTGGCCGTGCTCGCACGCTTCCTTCAGTACCCGCAGTCCGCGCCCCACCTCCAGGCACGCTTCCACGCTACGGCGCATGTTGGCCGCGATATCCCTCTGGATCAGGTCGGGGTCGGTGCAGTCGGCGGGGAGCTGATAACCCAGCTGGGCAGCTACCGTGCGTACCGTGGCCTGGCGCTCTTCGTGCATTACGGCCAGTTGGTTGGCCGCCTGGGCCAGCTGCGGCAGGTTGTCCAGTTCCACACTGGCACTGGGGTTGATCGTTTCTACAGCGGTTCGTCCCATCTTGTTCTCCGGTTACAGATAATTGGTGGCCAGGCGATTCTGGATTTCGTCGATGCGCTGCTTGGCACTGTCCAGGCTGCGCAGGATGCCCACGGCGTGCTGGGCCAGCTTCACCGAGGGGCGGATGCGCCCGGTCTCTGGGATGCGCTCGGCAAAACCTTTCTCTTCCAGCGTGGCCACGTAGCGGGTGATGTTCGACGGCGACAGATCGGTAGCGCGTGCCAGTTCGCCCGGTGTCAGGCCGTGGGCAAAGTGGCCCAGCAGCACAGTCAGTACATCCAGAACCTTCTCGGCACTTTTGGCGGTGTGGTTGGGTGTGCTCATTCGTTTGCTCCTAGTTCCAGCTCGGGTTGCAGGTGCTTCTCGACATTGCCGCGATGCCAGGCCAAGCCTTCCATCGCCTGCTGGATAGCAGCTAGCGTGTCTGCCTCCTTGGTCTTGCCCGCGTAAAACTGCAGCAGCTGGCCCACGGTGTCGTTCAACACGCTCTGCAGTACCTGCATATCTTGGGCGGTGGTGTTCCGCCCGCTGGGCATGTCGATCAACAAGCGGCCGCTGCTGGCTGCCAGCCAGCGGGTGACGAAGTCAATGCCGCATGCCGTTTCGTAAGGGCGAATCAGGTTGGTAGGCATGCGCCCGGTCTGAAACCACTTGTAGAGCGTCCAGTGGTCCGTCAGCCCCATCAGCTCGGCAATGCGCTCCACCGACAGGTTGTGGCGCTCGCGGGCGTAGTCCTTACACAGTTCCAGCGCGTGGCGCAGGCTATGCGGCCGCATGCGCTTCCAATTGCGTTTAGTCATTGGATTGCCTCATTTCGATAGGCTCCAAACAAATTCCCGTTTTGCATCTATGCAAACAATTTGCAGCCAATAGAATGAAAAGTGGATAATTTGCCCTTGGGAGCACACTGTGGAATTCAAAGACCGCGAAGAACTGGCTGCCGCCTTTGCCGGCCTGCACAACTTGTTCGGCGTGCTGGTAAAACGCTTGGCCGACGCCAATGTTCTTGATCTGCCCGAATTGATGAGTGATATGCATACGCTCATCGCGCTGCCCGATCAGCATCCGATGACGCTTGCTGTAGAGCGAGATGCGCTTGAACTGCTACACGGAGTGCTGCTGCGCGAGCCCCATGAGGTAGCAGATGCAATCCGGCAGCACGAGCTATCGAACGTAGCACCGCTACGTCAAACGCCCGGATTTGCTGGTGATACAAGCGATTAGTCATGGCGGTATCCAGCCTTATGCTACGTGTTGCTGCTCGGCCTTCAGGCCGAGTTTGACGGCGATTTCGTGCGCTTTACCGTAGTTACCCTTGTCGAAGCCGTTCAGCACGCGGTAAACGGCATTGCGGGTATAGCCATGCTCGGCGGCAAACTGGGTGAAGGTTTTACCCTCGCGGCGGAACTTGGCTTTTACTTGTTCAGGGGTCATGTCAGTGGCTCCTTGGTGTTTTCACAGCCACCTGGCGGGGTGGCATGTGTGAATGATGTTGGCGATTTGTTGAAGTGATTATGGTATGTAAAAACATACCAGTCAAGAGAATTGATATGGAAATAAATATCGGCATGCGTCTCCGAGAGGAGCGTGAGCGACTTGGTCTCAGCCAGCCAGCAATGGGTGAAATCGGGGGGGTAAAGAAGCTCGCTCAGCTCAAGTACGAACAAAACGAATCGTCACCGAGCGGGAATTACTTTGCGGCAATCTCCAGGATGGGTGCTGACGTGCAATACATCATTACGGGTATACGCTCCACTGCTGCACTATCGCCCGACGAGAATGAGCTGGTTCGTCTGTTTAGAGCTGCACCATTGGCCGTGAAGGCTTCGACAATGGCTGGGTTGGCCGCTGGTGGTGCATCAGCAGGTAGCGAGGGTGTGAAGCAGGTATTTCACGGTGCTGTAAGTGGCGGCGTTGCTGCCCGCGACATCATCAACAATCCTGGGAAAGCCAAGTAACGATGCAAGAGTTTCAAGGCAATGTAGATGGCGGTGTCGCAGGGCGGGATATCGTCAATCAAGCCCCTGGATTCCTGATCGGAGGCAACGTCGGGGCCGCACTGAATGTTAACGACGCCAGCGCAGTGCATATCCATGTGGGCGCAGCACCGGCCACCAGCTCTGTGCCAGGTCAGGACATCAACAGGGTGGTCAGTACTCTGCTCCGAACATGCGACGAATCTGGGTGTAAGCAAGCCGTAGAACGCATTAGCCTGCAGCTGTTCAATAACAGCATGTTCAAGAGTTTGAATATTGAACAGCTGCTAAAACTGCAACGTGTGGCTGATGAGATGGCAGCACAGGCACAGGATGCAAAAGCAAAGCTAGACGCAGCAGAGAGCGCACTAGCCCAAGCCATAGAGGCCAAGGGCCTTTTGCAAGAAAAGCTGGCGCAGCAAATCACAGCGGCAACACAACAGGCACAGCAAGCTCAGCGGCAAATCGATGCACTGCGCCAAGCCAAGCCCGCCAGGCCTCTATGCCAGACCTGCAGCAGTGCCACCGCCAGCCTGGCCAAGGCCAGACGTGGCGTCGTCATCATGGGGGTGACGGCCATGCTCGCTTTGGCGGCTACCAGCTACCTCAGCTTCACTCACTTCCAGACAAACCAGACACTGAAAGCCGTACAGGCCCGGCGCACTGTGTGCGAGTTTGCAGGGCAACCCTACAGTGTGGGGGCTGTACTGGTACGCGAGAATGCGCCGGACTGGCGCTGTATGGCCAACAACGGAGCCGTGGCCTGGGACGAGATCAAGAAAAAACGGAAATAATGACCCGTTATCAGGAGAGTACTTTATGCCTACTTTGGAACAAATTCAGGAGCAGTTGAAACGGATTGATGGTATCAGTCATTTGCTTGGGAGCAAGGAAGTCAAAGAACTACCGTCGATAATGTGGGAAGACGAAGATGCCGAGCACATGGTGCAAGGCATCTACAACAATGGTTTAGGTGTCCTATTTGCGACTAACAAGCGTCTAATCTTCGTCGATAAAGGGATGTTCTTCGGATTGAAAGTTGAAGACTTCCCTTATGACAAAATCGCAAGCTCACTATCTTTGCATCGGGCAACCGTGCCGAGATTACAAACTGTGAGAAAAGCCTCGTGCGGGGATTCGCTGAATATGTACGGGCTCGTATTTCAGCTCCTCAGGAAAGCAAGTCCATTACGCCGTCTTCTCAAGAGTGCGACGACGTCATCAGTAAGCTTGAACGGCTCGCCAAGCTGAAAGAAAAAGGCATTCTTACTGATGACGAATTTCTGCAGCAAAAAGCCAAGATACTCGCTTGAGTCTGTCTAATAAAGAAGTCGCTTCCCCAAGGAGGAAGCGGCTGCGGCGGAATGATATCAGCGTGCAGCGCGCTGCAAAGCGTAAGTCAATGCCTCGGCCAATAACGCAGGGTCAAGCTGCGGCAGCCGTGCCTCCCAGTAAGCACGGCTACGAACCCAATCCATATCACCACGGATTTGCTGCGCCACGATCGTAGTCAGCTCTTGGATCAATTCAGCTTTTTCTTTGGTTTGTTGAAACGAAGGGGTAGTTTGCATGGCTCTCTCCAATATCGAGCGGTTTGATGAAACTGTCGGCAAGGCGTTTGCCTTGCTCTATGAATCTTTTCCCGTCCCAAGGCCCTTGCTGCCTGGTGCATTTGTCGGTGAAGACAACGTAATCGACCCTGATGGTTTTACCGGTGCAGAACTCACCAATGAGGCTGAGTTTTGCATGGCCGCCTTGCTCTGGCTGGAGGACACCGGCTACATCACAGCACGCGACATCAGACCTTATGCCCTTGGCGGGGTCGTACTAACAGCCAAAGGGCTTGAGACGCTAAAAGCCATGCCAGATAGCCTGCAAGGCCCGCTTGGTGCCCGCCTGATGGAGGCAGCAAAAACTGAAGGCCGCGAGTTAATGCGCTCACTGGCCAGCCAGGCGTTAAGCATGGGGCTACAGGCACTAGGCCGTTAGCCATTTGTCCATGTTGCCCAGCCATCTCGCGTTTAGCCCTTAAACTCCATTAAAAGCCCCTCCCCAATATGCCGCCGACAATGGCGGCATGTTCACGTCTGGAGGGGATCATGTCTCGCACCATCAACTGCATCGCTATCCACTGCTCGGCCAGCGCCAATGGCCGTCAGCTGGGCAGCCCTACCAAAAGCGCCGCAGCAGTAATCGATAGCTGGCATGCCCAGCGTGGCTTCAAGCGCCAGCCGGCTGCGCTGGCACAGCTCAACCCGCATCTACCCGCCATCGGCTACCACTTCGTGCTGGATACCGATGGCAGCAAGCACACCGGCCGAGGCATTACCGAGGTAGGCGCACACGTCCAGGGTTTTAACGCCCAATCAATCGGCATCTGTCTAGTCGGTACCAGCCGCTTTACCCGGGCGCAGTGGGATGCACTACACAGCCTGGTAAAAGCGCTGAAGGCGCAGTACCCGGCTGCCCGCGTGGTAGGCCACCGAGACCTGTCGCCAGACAAAGATGGCGATGGCACTGTAGAGCCTGGCGAGTGGCTCAAAACCTGCCCTGGCTTCAACGTGGTCGATTGGCTGCAGGGTGGGATGAAGCCACCGGTTGGCAGCCTGCAGGAGTAAGCCCATGCGCCTGTCTGATCTGTTTACCAACCCAGCCAGCGGCCGTCTGAGCCACAGTAAGCTGTGGGCCAATGTGGCCTACTCCTCTGCCACTGGCATGTTCGTCTACCAGGGCGTGGCTGGCCAGCTGACTACCGATACTTGGCTGGTCTATCTAGGCGTGGTGGGCGGCTACTCGGCTGCCCGTAGCTGGATTGCTGCCAAGCGCGACAAGCAGGAGGTCGGCAATGCTTGATACCCCCTTCATCGCCACCCGCCTGCAGGCGGCACTGGCTGGCTTGGGCCTGATAGCTATCACCACCCTGACGGCCGGTGCCGGGGGCTACGGCCTGGGCCATCGCTCTGCCCAGGCCAAGGGCGATACTGCACTGGCCAACCTCAAGCGTGACCACGCCTTGCTGATGGCTGGCGCCGCCGGGCAGGCCCTCGACAAAGAGCGCGAGCTGACCGCCACTGCCAATCAGCTGGGTTTTCAGCTGCTGCAGGAGCGTGCCCGGTACGCCGAAGATACCGACCAACTGAAACGGAGCATTGCCCGTGTTACCAGCCAATACCGCCAGGCGCCTGGCGCGCCGCTGCAGCCTGTTCCTCAGTGCGTTTTCACTCATGGCTTTGTCGGCGTGTACAACGGCGCCATCGGTGCCGCCCCTGTGCCCCAAACCATCCCTGCCGTCGGCGCTGCTGATGCGGCCGAGCCCGCCGAAGCCCTTGATGCCGGGGTACAGCAGGCTGACATCCTGGAACACATCACTGACTACGGACAGCGCTGCCGCGACATCGAGGCACAGCTGAACCGCCTGCTGGACTGGCATGAAGGGAGCAAGCCATGACCGTACAAGTGGAGTTCTGGCAGCTACTCACATTGTTGCTGGCTTTCTTTGGCTTTGTCGCCGGCGGCGCCAAGGTACTGTTCAGCCAGATAGACCGTCGCCTGGACGAGCGTTTCCAGGCGCTAGAAGACGCCCGCAAGATGGCCGACACGGCCATGCAGGCCACATTAAATCGCCATGCAGAAGAAGAACAAAAAGTGGTAGCGCGACTACAGGCACTTGACCGCGACTTCTTGCAATGGAAGGCCGAGCTGCCGCTGCAGTACGTGCGCCGCGAAGACTATATCCGCAACCAGACCGTGATCGAGGCCAAGCTTGATGCGGTGGCGTTGCGCC